CCCATTTGCGCAGGAGTCATTTAATCTCACCGAGCAATCACGACTGTTCCGTACAGACCGTGATATGTACGAACGATTGAAAACTGCTGCAGCACGCTAAGCTATCTGCAACCGGCTGCGCTGGTGCCAGGGCTGCGCCCACACCGTAAACCATTTCCCCGAGATGAATCATGGCGACTCTTCGCTCTGACATCATCATCCCCGAGATTTTCACGCCTTACGTCATTGAGCAAACCACCCTTCGTGATGCCTTCTTGGCTAGCGGTGTGGTTCAACCAATGGCGGAGCTGAACGCTACTGAGGGTGGTGACTATATCAATGTCCCGTTCTTCAAAGCCAACCTGTCTGGCGACTTTGAAGTGTTGTCTGACAGCACCTCACTGACACCTGGCAAGATCACTGCTGACAAGCAAGTTGGTGTCATCCTGCACCGTGGCCGTGCCTTTGAGTCACGCGACCTTGCAGCACTTGCTGCTGGCGCTGACCCCATGGCTGCTATCGGCGCCAAGATCGCTGATTACGTTGCCAACCAGCGTCAGAAGGATCTGCTGTCTTGCCTTGCTGGTGTCTTCGGCACCCTTGGCACCACTAGCGCATCTGCCGCTTTCTTTGGTCTAACCATCGACGGCGAATCTGGCGACACCCCGACTGTGCTTAGCCCACGTCATGTTGCGGAAGCCCGCAGCCTGCTGGGTGATCAAGGCGACAAGCTGGCTGCTGTTGCAATGCACTCCAAGGTCTACTACGACCTAGTTGAGCGCAAGGCGATTGATTACGTCAGCACCCTTGATGCACGCGGTACTACTACCACCCAATCTGGCGGCAGCATCTCTGGCGCTTATGGCGGTGACAACTCCGTGCCTACCTACATGGGTCTGCGCGTAATCGTCTCTGACGATGTGCAAACTGAAGGCAGCGGCAGCTCATCTGAGTATGCCACCTACTTCTTCACCCAAGGCGCTGTTGCCTCTGGTGAGCAGATGGGAATGCAAACTGAAACCGACCGTGACATCCTCGCCAAGAGCGATGCCATGTCGATCGACCTTCACTACTGCTACCACCCTGTTGGCAGCAAGTGGGGTGTAACGACCTCTAACCCGACTCGCGCTCAACTGGCAACAGTTGGCAACTGGTCTAAAGTTTACGAGCTTAAGAACCTCGGAATCGTTAGAGCCACAAACACCTCCAACTTCGATTGAGGTAACTAATCATGGCTTCTATCTTTGAAACCGTAGCCGGCAATGCGATCGGCTACCCAGTTGGGCTTGGTGGCGCTGTCACCCAAGCAACTAGCAAAAGCACTGGTGTAACCCTGAACTTCCCTTCAGGCTCAATCACCATGAACGCTGCTGCTTTGGCTGATGCTACAAACGTTTCTTTCACCGTCACAAACAGCTCTATAGCTGCAACTGATGTTGTGATTGTTAATCATGCATCAGCCGGCACCGCTGGCGCATATTCCGTTCTGGCCAATGCGGTCGCGGCGGGATCGTTTGCAGTCACAGTGCGCAACGTATCTGGTGGCTCGCTAAGTCAAGCAATTGTGCTTAGCTTTGTAGTCATCAAGGGCGCTGCTAGCTGATGGGGCTGTTCGCCTTCCGGCGACTGCGTGATCGTGAGGCTGCTTCTACGGAGGCGGCCTCTCTTTCTATTGCAGAGCCTAAACTGATACCAACGGAGCCGGACAATGGCAATCACGATAATCGCCACGCCAAACGCGGCAGACGCAAACTCGTACCTGACGCTGGCTGATGCACAGCTAATTATCGACGGCATGGTGCTAGACGCTGATGCGACAGCATGGGGCACCGCTACCACGGACAACAAAAACCGTGCGTTGTATTCCGCTGCGCAGAGGCTTGATCGTGAACGCTTTCTTGGTGCTCGCTCTACTGATACCCAATCAATGCAATGGCCGCGAACTGGTGTTCGCAAGCCCGACACCTACATCAACACATACGCCGTTGGTTTTCCGTTTCGGATCACAACTGATTATTTCACCGACACCGAGATTCCAGATCAAGTCAAGCGTGCGCAGGTGGTGCTGGCCGTTTATCTCAACAACAACCCAGACGGACTTGGCCTTAGCGGACTGGAAGACTTCAAGAATGTCCAAGTCGGCAGCCTTAATGTGACGCCTAACCTTGGCTACGGAGCTGTTGGCGTTGATAAGGTGCCACCAATCATGGAACGCTACCTGACAGGGCTTAGAATCAGTGGACCAGGTAACGTTGCCATCAAGCGGAGCTGACCATGGATTACGCCTATCCCGGTGCTGAGTTTATTGATGATACCGCAGCGCATACTGGTCGCTTCGGCAAGATCGTTGCGCTTGAGGATTCGGTGATTGCTAGCTTGACCGCTCAAGACTGGACCGGCAATACGCTGTCGGCTATCCCGTTTAAGGCAAGCACTGAGATCTGCGGCGTATTCACCAGCATCACATTGACTAGCGGCACTGTCGTCGCTTATAGGCTTTGACAATGAGCCAGCCTAACTATTTTGGCATTGACTACTCGATAGGTGCAACATTTATTGGTGATACCGCGACATATACAGGGCGCTGGGGCGCAATTCATTTCACAACCAATACCCATATTGATGCCATTGTTACGCAAAACTACGACGGCAGCACGCTGTCAGGGGAAACCTTTGACGGCGCAACAACTCTATACGGCGTGTTCACCAGCATCAAGCTACAGAATGGCCACTGCGTAGCTTATAAACTCTGATGTCACTTGCTAGCCCGCTACGGAAGGTTGCATCTAAGTTGATGGCAAAGTTTGGCGGTGTTGCAACACTACGCCGCGTAACGCTTGGCGCTTACAACACCACAACCGGCACTGCTGCTGAAACCACCAGCGACACTGAGCTGCGCGGTGTACTGGAGGATGTGAACCTGCGTGAGGTGAACGACCTTATCCAAGCTGGCGATAAGCGGTTGATTGTTGCAGCAGCAGATACCGCTGCAACACCTACGATGGCCGATCGCGTCATCATTGGCGGCCGTACGCTGCAAGTGATTCAGGTGCGCACCATCGAGCAGGACAATCAGCCAATCACCTACGAGCTAATCCTGAGGGACTGATGGCACGCACTATCCGCGTTGGCGATATTGGCGACTACTGCAACCAGCAGATGGAAAAGCTGCTGCGTGCTGCGGTGCTGGAAACTGACAGCCTGTTAAAGCAAGCCAGCCCAGTTGATACGGGTAGGTTTCGTGCAAGTTGGCAAGTGGGTGAGAATGCAGCACCGGGAGGCATTGCGCCGCCAGGTAGCTATTCAGCAGCAGCACCACTATCACGCATCGGCTACCAGCAAGAGCGCATTGGCAACGTCTACTCAGTCCACAACAACCTGCCATATGCGGAGCCGCTAGCTAGGGGCACTAGCAAGCAAGCGCCTGGCGGCTGGGTGCAAGGCGCCGCCAAGGACGTGCAAGGCCGCGTCAGAATTGCAGCAGCACGCATCGCCAGGGAATCATGAGCAGCACCTACAACGACGTGCGTAGCGCCATTGAAGGCCGCATTGCGGCTGAGCTGGCCATAGCGCCTGTGTACCCGGTCAGCTATCAAAACGTACCGTTTACGCCCCCTAATAACACGCCATGGCTGCAGGCGTTCATACGGTTTGGCGACAACAGCTACGCTACGCTCACCAGCTTTAACCGGCAGAATGGCACGCTGGTGGTAAATGTCTTCACCCCTATCGGTGCTGGTGCTGCTGCTAATTTCACAATTGCTGAGCGCATCAAAGACCTATTCGACCGCGCCAAGTTCAGCAGCATCATCTTTGACGCTGCGTCAGGGCCAGCGCAGGCAACACCAGCAGCACCGCAGCCTTATTACCAAACGCAACTTACGGCAACGTTTGAAGCGTACTTAGACTAAACACAGCCACTACCGCTCACAACAATGGCCGTCACTGTTTTGTCCGGTACGTCCGGCGCCCTTTACTACAAACCCGCTGGTACCACCGGCAACTTCGGCGAAGCTGGCGTCAACATCAGCACAGATGTTATTACTGTCGCCGCTTACCTGAATTTCAAGGTTGGCGATCCGGTTAAGTTCCGGGTTGTTGACAGCCAAACTGGAGGGGCTGGATCTGGCACGCTGCCTGCGCCAATCAGCGCAGCCACTACCTACTACGTGCTTTCCTACACCGCTGCTACTGGTGCGCTGACAGTTTCCACGACCGCCGGCGGCACCATCCTTGCTATCACCGATGATGGCACGCTGGCAGCACCTAACGAGTTTGAAGTGTACTACGCCGACTACGCCGCTGTTGGGCAGGTGCAAAACTGGAGCTTCGAGATCAGCCGCGCTGAGATCGACGTCACCACCATCG